GATCAGAGCATGAGCGCATGTTGTGGGGCTTGGGTTTATCTGGCAATGCGTTCAAGAAAGTGTACTTTGATCCATCAATAGATCGTCAGGTGTCGTTTTTTGTTCCTGCGGAAGATATTGTTGTGCCTTATGGCGCGAGTAACTTAGAGTCTTCTCCACGGATCACGCATGTAATGCGTAAGACTGAGAACGAGCTGCGCAAATTACAGGTGGCCGGATTTTATCGGGACATTGATTTGGGTACACCGAACAACGTGCTTGATGAGGTTGAGAAGAAGATAGCTGAGAAGATGGGCTTTAGGGCCACGTCGGATGATCGCTTTAAGTTGTTGGAGATGAACGTAGACCTAGACCTTGAGGGCTATGAGCATAAAGACAAGAAGGGTGAGATGACCGGCATTGCGTTGCCGTATGTTGTCACTATTGAGAAGGGTTCGAGCAATGTTTTGGCCATCCGCCGTAACTGGGAGCCTGATGATGAAACTTTTACCAAGCGCCAGCACTTCGTCCATTATGGATACGTGCCGGGATTTGGCTTCTACTGCTTTGGCCTCATCCACCTTATTGGGGCTTTTGCTAAGTCAGGCACTTCTCTTATTCGTCAGCTTGTTGATGCTGGTACTTTAAGTAACCTGCCCGGTGGATTTAAAACTCGCGGCATGCGGGTTAAGGGAGATGACACACCGATTTCTCCTGGAGAGTGGCGAGATGCAGATGTGGCCAGCGGGACGTTGAAAGACAACTTATTGCCCCTGCCGTACAAAGAACCCAGCCAAACACTGATGACGTTGCTTGGTCAGATCGTTGAAGAGGGTCGCAGATTTGCCAACACGGCGGACTTGACGTTGAGTGACATGAGTGCGCAAGCGCCCGTGGGTACTACCTTGGCAATTTTGGAGAGAACGCTCAAGAACATGTCAGCTATTCAGGCGCGGGTTCACTACTCTATGAAGCAAGAGTTGGGACTGCTGAAGAACATCATTGCTGAGTACACACCTGACGACTATGACTACCAGCCAAGCGAAGGTAGCCGTAAAGCCAAGAAGTCTGACTATGATGATATTGATGTCATTCCCGTCAGTGATCCTAATGCGTCAACCATGGCGCAGAAGATTGTGCAGTACCAAGCTGTTATTCAGTTAGCCCAAGGCGCGCCGCAGTTATACAACTTACCACTGTTACACCGCCAGATGCTAGAGGTGTTGGGGGTTAAAGATGCGAACAAACTTGTGCCGATGACCGATGACCAGAAGCCGACAGATCCCGTCACTGAGAACCAGAACGTGCTCGCGGGTAAGCCAATCATGGCGTTTTTTACGCAGGATCACAAGGCGCACATTGCGGTTCACATGGCCGCAATACAAGATCCCAAGATCATGGCGCTCTTGCAAAACAACCCGCAAGCACCTGCAATGCAGGCAGCCATGATGGCGCACATCAATGAGCACTTAGGGTTTGAGTATCGTAAGCAGATTGAAGAGCAGTTGGGTATGCAATTGCCAGCGCAGACGGACGAGTCCGGAGAGGAAGTTCAGATGTCTCCAGAGGTGGAGGCGCGGCTGTCTCCCATGTTGGCGCAGGCTGCACAACAGTTGTTGCAGAAAAACATGCAAGAAGCACAGCAACAGCAGCAACAGCAGCAACAGCAAGATCCGATTGTCCAAATGCAAATGAAAGAGTTGCAACTCAAAGAGCAAGAGAATCAACGAAAGGCTGCAAAAGATCAGGCCGACAACGCTATTAAATCAGCGCAGCAGCAGATCGAGCGTGAGCGCATTCAAGCGCAACAATCTACCGAACAACAGCGAATGCAACTTAAACAAGAGATAGACGATAAACGCATCAAGATGGATGCGCTGAAGACTGTTGCCCAGATGCAAGCTAATAAAGAAGGTCGCATGATTGACAAGGGTGTGGACATCATGAAGCAACTTTCAAACAAGAGTAATGAAGAGCAACTGCGCCTAATGCAAGAGCGCATCCAGACAAGGCAGATGCAAAATCGCCAACCAAAGAAAGGTGAATGATGAATGGATTTGAAGTCCTAATCCAACAAGCGGATGAGAAGATTAATCAAATCAAGGAGTACTTGGCCGAGGGTAAGGCCGAGTCCTTTGAGGATTACAAGAAACTGTGTGGTGAGATTCGCGGTCTGCTCATTATGCGGGGATACACCTTAGACCTGAAACATAGATTGGAGACTTCGGATGACTAGTTCCATTTTGTTGGCTACAGACGCTAACAACCCGCAGGTAGTAGGTTCTTACAACTTTAATGCAACCCCAGAGGAGAAGGGCAAATTACTTCCCAAGCCGTCTGGGTATCGAATACTTTGTGCTATTCCCGAGGCAGAAAAGGAATTCGAGGAAAGTTCTGTTGGCTTGATTAAAGCTGATGAGACTATGCGCAATGAAGAGACTTTGACTACTGTCTTATTTGTGGTTGAGCTTGGACCCGACTGCTACCAAGACAAAACTAAATTTCCAACTGGCCCGTGGTGCAAACAGGGAGACTTTATCCTTGTTCGTCCGTACGCCGGCTCACGCTTGGTTATTCATGGTCGAGAATTCCGCATTATCAATGATGATTCGGTTGAGGGGGTGGTAAGTGATCCCCGTGGTATTAAACGTAAATAAGGAGTACAAGATGCCTTTAGACAAAACTGAGTACAAGTTCCCTGATGAGCAAGATGAGAATCAGGCTGAAGTAGAGATTGAGATTGAGGATGATGCTCCGCCGGAGGATCGAGGTCGCCAGCCGCTACCCAGAACTTTGGTAGAGGAGCTGGAGCGGGACGAATTGGATCATTACGATGATGCGGTGAAGGTCAAACTCAAGCAAATGCGCAAGGTCTGGCACGATGAGCGCCGGGAAAAAGAAACAGCCGTGCGTGAGCAGCAAGAGGCGGTGACCTTTGCCCAAAAGCTTTTTGATGAGAATAAACGAATCAAGAATATTCTGAGTATTGGAGAGAAGGAATACGTCAGCACCATTCAGAGTAACGCTGGTATGGAACTTGAAAATGCCAAGAAAGCATATAAAGAGGCTTTTGAATCTGGCGATTCTGATCGGGTGCTAGAGACGCAACAGATGTTGCAAGCAGCCAACTTAAAGTCTATGCAGGCTCAAAACTTTCGCTTGTCGTCTTTACAAGAGCAAGAAAATGATGTACAACCCGCCTTACAACAGTACCAACCACAGGTACCGGAGCCAGACCGTAAGGCTGTTGCGTGGCAAAACCGCAACAGTTGGTTTGGACGGGACCGTAGCATGACGGCGTTTGCTTTGGGTTTACACGAAGACCTGAGGTACAACGGAGTTGAGGTTGGTTCTGAAGAATATTATCGCGAGCTAGACAAAACAGTTCGCAAACGGTTCCCGGAGCAATTCGAGGAAGAAGACAACAAACAAAGTGGTCGCACAAGATCCAGTACCGTTGTTGCACCGGCAGTTCGTAGCACGGCTTCCACAAAAGTCAAGCTAAAGCAAAGCCAAGTCAATCTTGCCAAAAAATTTGGCCTGACTCCAGAACAGTACTGGAGAGCTCAACAAGAATTGGAGGCCCGTAATGGCTGAAGTTAAAGAAAATCGGATCCCAAGAGAGATCGCAACACGTGCGGAATTTGAGCGTCCCAAGCAGTGGGCGCAACCTGAGTTGTTACCCGAGCCAGACAAGCAGCCCGGATACAACTACCGCTGGATTCGTGTTTCGACGTTGAACAACGCTGACCCGCGTAACTTATCGGCCAAACTCCGAGAAGGCTGGGAGCCTGTTGCAATCGAAGAACAACCCAAATTTAGACTGTTAGCTGACCCCAATAGTCGTTTTAAAGACAACATTGAGGTTGGTGGGCTATTGCTTTGCAAGACACCTACTGAGTTTGTAGACCAGCGAAATAGCCATTTCGCCCAAGTTACGCAAGCTCAAGCGGATGCTGTAGACAATAGTTTCATGCGTCAAAGCGATGCGCGGATGCCGCTCTTTCAAGAGCGTAAGTCCTCGTCCAGCTTTGGCAAAGGTACTTAAATTTTAAAAGGAATCTTCCATGGCTTATCCTGTGGTTTCAAGCCCTTACGGGCTAAAGCCGATCAACTTGATCGGTGGTCAAGTATTTGCGGGTTCTACTCGTGAATACGCAATCATCAACAACTACGCTACGAACATCTTTTATGGTGATCTTGTGGCCTTGGTTCGCGGTAACTTAGAACGTATTTCTGTAACTACTGGTACGCTGGGTACGGTAACTGGCGTCTTTTTGGGATGCTCGTTTACCAGTCCAGTAACCAAACAGAAGACGTTTTCTCAGTACTATCCAGCAAGTACTGCTGCGGGTGACACTGTGGCTATCGTTTGTGACGATCCTGACACTG